AGAATACTCCGAATGTTATTACTAAGACAGGTCTATTTGATAATGTAGATAATCTTTATGGTAGTAAAGCACCTGTTACCGGTGATACAGAAAACGTGGATTTAGGAACTGAGGCTGGTGGTGACTTTGGAGCTTTGGAAGCAACACCTACTGAAACAACACCAACAGAACCTGCTGCAGGTGGTGAGGTTACTCCCGAGAGTAAAACAAAGAAAATGAATATCATTTTGGAGAACAACGAGTCAACAACAATTGATGAACTCGATTTGGAAAAAGGAAGACGTTCATTAGGAGAGATGGAAAAAGTTTTGGGCAAATTGATAAATTAATATATTTATAGTAAAATATATCAAATGAACTTCGGAGAAATTTTATCTAAAATTGAGTCAAAACTGGTTTCATCATACGTGAAAGGAACCATGAAGGAAGATATGATGAATTTCAAAAAATTTGTTTTGGAAAACAAAAATATCAGTAATATTGTCCACCTATACACACAACTTGAAAGTAAGCAAGGTTTAGATAAAGAAACCGCAGAACTGTTTATCAACGAGTCAGTAAAACAAATTGAAAAAATTTTACCACAAGTCGATTTAAAAAATTTAGTAAATTGGACAAAAGATATTGTCAGTGAAAACCACTATAAAAATGTTGACAACTTAGTATATTCAAAACCGACAACTATTTTAGAAACTGTTGAAAGTAAAAAACAAATTATCAAATCTTTAGGTGAAAAACCACAAGTAAAAGAGTCGATCAACTTACCATTAGAATCTATTTTCAAAATTGCTGGAAAACAACTCGAGAATTACATCGAAAATTTAGATGAATCTACAAAGAATGATTTGGGTAGAGTCTTAATGACAGAAGACGCTGACCTCGAATTAGAGTTCAACGAATTGAAGGACAAAACGATATCTTCGTTGAATATCATTGAGTCTGAGGACGATATTACTAAAACAAAACTTCAAGAAACCATTTCTCAAATCAAAAAAGAAGAGTATAGTAAAATCAATTACGTCCGTCTTTATTCCCTATACAACAATATTCAGTAAGATTCGGAATCCTTTTTTTTCTGAACATATTGTGCTTTAATAATCTGTGATCTTTTGGTCACAGATTTTTTTTGGAATTCTTTTTTTCCTCTCAAAATGTCTAATTGTTTTGTTTTAATAACTTTCCCTTTGAGCACTTTCAGTGCTTTTTCTATATTGTTATTCTTAACTTCTACTACTAGCATATATTACTAAATAATACTAATTCATATAAAATTTGACAGAGCGTGAATTTTGTGATATATTTTTATCAGCAATAAACATTTTGTATGTCAAATAATATATGAAAAAAGGTAAAACTTCGCGTATTGTCGGATTTCCCGAAGCGAAGATTAATTATGGTACAGTAGATGCCAAATCACTCAAATCAATCTATCTAAATATTCAATCGTGGGTCACCCCCAAACATGAATTCGAAAACCCAAACAGAGTCGTTTCTGACCTAAGCAAATCAGTCAAAAACTCAGTTTATGAAATGATCGACACAGGATTATTCAAATCAAATTATATTGTTGATTTGGATCTAAGAACAAGTGGAATTGTTTACGGAAAAAAAAGTTTTATGAATTTAGAAATCACATTCTTTACCAACGGTCAAATGGATTTCAAAGACCCAAAAATAAAATTTTCACTAAAAAGAATTTGTCGAGAAATTTATACCAAAAATTTTCTGCAAAATCCTAATTTTGAGTTTACCCTCTCGAAAAAAGTAAAAGAAGTATAAACCGTATATTTATATCTAAAAGATATATATGCGAATTTTAGGTCCATCTGACACAGGTAAGGGTATTCTTATTGAAATGGATGCGGGACACATCTCCCCCACCGACAACTTCAACAAAGCAATTATAGAGGAGTCCAACAAAAGTATGTTGGATTATTCTAAACCCTTTGAGTTCTACGCCGTACTACAAAAGTATAATACACCAAACCGTAACGGTCGTGTCTACCCTGAGAGAATCCTCAAGAGAGAGGCTGAAAACTACAGAAAAATGATTGAGAAGGGTGTGGCTCTTTCTGAGTTAAATCACCCTGAGTCATCACTCATTGACCTTGATCGTGTATCACACGCAATCACCGATATATGGTGGGACGGACATATCCTTATGGGTAAACTAAAACTTCTTACCTCACCAGGTTTCCATGAAAGAGGAGTAGTATCCACAAAAGGTGACCAAGCGGCAAACCTTCTTCGTCAAGGGGTAACACTTGGTATCTCATCACGTGGTGTTGGATCACTAAAAAAGGTGGGGGAACAAAACGAAGTACAAGACGATTTCGAACTTATCTGTTTTGATTTGGTATCTTCACCATCTACACCAGGAGCGTACCTCTTCACAGATGTAAAAGACAGAAACAACTTTGAGGAAAACCTCGAGGAGGAAAAGATGTCAAGATTGTCATCAACTTCAACATCGTCAGGAAAAGGTATGGATCGCTCTATTGACTTATTGAATAAATTGAATCATTATTTAAACAGATAATTTAAAACCAAAAAAAATCATGGACGAAAAATACTTTGTTGCCAAAATCACTTATGACCTTCCCGATGAGAACACAGGAAAGATCAAAAAAATTAGAGAAGAAAAACTCGTAAGAGGTTTCAACGTCACCGACGTGGAAGCTAAAGTTACCAAAAGATACGAGGGATTCCCACACGATTGGAGAATCACCGCAGTGTCTGAAAGTAAAATCGACGAAGTTGTAGAAAAGTAATTTCTCAAAAAAAGAAAAAGAATCCTCCACCAAAAGTGGGGGATTTTTTATTTTAATTTGTTTGTCATAATCATAAAAAAGAATTTTTTACAATTTGGATATATTTATAAGGTAAATTATTCACATTTAATATATGGCAGACAACAAGTCATTAGTCGAAGAAGCACTACTCCAAATGAAAAATTTGGAACAAGTAGTAGCTGAAAATGCAAAAGGAATACTTGCTTCAACCATGAAGGAAGAAATCTCTGAACTAGTAAAAGAGTCTCTAAAGGAGGCTGAACACGCTGAAGAAATGGACGAACAAGAAGAGGATATCTTGGCGTTGGACATGGATTCAGAAGAATCTGACGAGGAAGGTGATGATATGGAAATGGATTCCGATGAGGAAGAAATGGACATTGAATTCGATTCTGAGGAGGAAGATGAACTACCAATCGATCTTACTGGAGCTTCTGATGAAGAAATCCTTAAGGTCTTCAAAGCTATGAGTGATGAAGACGGAATTATCGTAACCCAAGATGATGACCAAGTTCACATCGAGGACGAAGATGCTGACGTTGAATACATCATTCAAATGGAAGGAGACGAAGAGGAAGATTCTATGACTGAAATGGACGAACAAATGGACATGGATGTTGAAGTAGAAGACGAAGAAATTTCTGACGAAGAATTGGATGCAATGATCGCTGATATTTTCAACGAAACTGAAATGGGTGAGGGTAAGGACTACGACCATTACAGAGGAGCTGAAAAGGATGACGCGTCTCATATCCGTAAACTTGAAAAAGATATGGAATATGATTCAGAGTATACCGAGGAAATGGACGAAGAAATGGACGAGGTAGTTTACGAAATCGAAATGGACGAAGAGGAAGACATGGATGACATGGATGACTCTGACGTGAGCGAAAGCAAGATGACCATCAAACCTGTTATGGGTCACCTAAAATCAGCAAAATTGACAACTAAGGCAGAAACTAAGGAAGGAGCAATCGAACCTAAAGGAAATGCTAAAGGGGTTAATATGAACCTAAAACCTAAGAAATTCGAATTCACCGAAGAGGAGATGGAAGAAGGAAAAGATTGGGGTTCTAATAAACACGAATACAGACGTAAGGATGTAAAAGGTGTTGAGAAAAAGGCTGGTGAAGGAAAAGACGGACACTATAAAGACTACGAAGGAAAATTCGGAGGAAATAAGGGTGACAAGTCTAAAACACATCCAGGTAAAAAAGATTACGAAAAGTCTGAGGCTAAAGAAGCTGCAAGAACTTATGGATTCGGATCTAAAGAAGGTCGCGGTTTGAGAAAAGGAGTTTCTAACAACAGAAACTACGATTACACAAAAGGTGCTGCTAACGTGAACGAAGAAGTTCAAAGATTGAGAGAGAAAAACGAAGAATACCGTAAGGCTCTTAATGTGTTCAGAGAAAAATTGAATGAAGTTGCTGTGTTCAACTCAAACTTGGCTTATGCTACAAGATTGTTTACAGAACATACAACTACGAAGCAAGAGAAAATCAATATTCTTAGAAGATTTGACAATGTTGAAACTTTGAAGGAATCTAAGTCTCTCTACAATTCTATCAAGAATGAACTAAACAACACGACTCAAAATGTTGTGACTGAATCAGTAAGTAAGATTGAAAAATCACCAGCTTCAGGTTCAGCTCAGAATTTGATTGAGTCAAAAACGTATGAGAACCCACAATTCTTAAGAATGAAGGATATCATGCAAAAAATTGCAAAATAAACATACCTAAAAAAAATATATAAAATGGGTGCATTATTAGAAAGTGGTCTTGTTGGTAACATCGGCATGAAGCATTTGAAAGTTATCAAAGAAGACACAATCAACAAATGGGACAAATTAGGATTCCTTGAGGGTCTTAATGGTCACTTAAAAGAAAACATCGCTCAGTTGTACGAAAACCAAGCTTCTTATTTGATTAACGAAGCTTCTTCTACTTCTGACTCAGGATCATTCGAGACTGTAGTTTTCCCAATCGTAAGAAGAGTTTTCTCTAAACTTCTTGCTAACGACATCGTATCTGTACAAGCTATGAACCTTCCTATCGGTAAGTTGTTCTACTTCGTACCTAAAATCCAAGGTTACTCAGGTGGTACTGAAAACCAATTCAGTGGTAATCACTACCCACCAGTAGGTGCTCCTGGTTACGCAACTGCGAACAACCAAGGTAATCCTAATGCGGGTTACACTGAAGTTCCTTCAGGTGCTGCTGGTTACAACGATATCTTCACTAAGGACTTGTATGACTTGTTCTACGAAGGTAACGAAGCTGGTTTGAATCCTCCAGGATTGTTCGACTACTCAAAAGGTAAGTGGTCTGCTATCACTGCTACTACAAACACTGTAGTATGGGATAACAGCGTATTGATTCCTTCAGGATATCCTGAGAACAACTACAGAAAGGTTATCATCGAAATGAGTGGTTTCTACTCAAACGGTGCTGGTCAATTGATCGGACCTAATGGTAACACTATGGACACAGAAGAATTCCTTTCAGGATTGATCATTCTTCCAACTACAACGACTTCAGGTCAAGAGGGTTGGGGATTGGGTACTGGTCCAATCTTGTTCAACGTAGTAACTCAGAGATACGGTAAGGGTATCGTAGAGTACGGTAGAAATGCACAGACTGTATGGCCAACTTCTGGTTCAGGTGGTCAGTACAATGACATCTGTACAGCTGACGGTAGAATCTACTTAGAGCTTGATCTTCAGACTCCTGTTTGTGTTGAGTGTGGTCAAACATCACCTGACGGTTACACAGGAACAACATTCTCAGCTTCTTCTGCTAACACAGCAGCTTTCGTTGCAATCTACAGATTGTACAAGGAGCTTGAATTCGAAGATCAAATCGGTGAAGTTTCTTTCGACCTCGAGTCAGTAACTGTTTCTGTTACAGAGAGAAAACTTAGAGCACAATGGTCTCCTGAATTGGCACAAGACGTTGCAGCATTCCACAACATCGACGCTGAAGCTGAATTGACAGCTTTGTTGTCTGAGCAAGTGGCTGCTGAAATCGACCGTGAAATCTTGAGAGACTTGAGAAAAGGTGCGGCTTGGGATCTTCGTTGGGACTACAACGGATGGAAGAGATTATCTTCATCTGGTACAACTCCTTACACTCAGAAGGACTGGAACCAAACGTTGATCACAGCTATCAACCAACTTTCAGCTCAAATTCACAAATCAACTCTTAGAGGTGGTGCTAACTGGATCGTAGTATCTTCAGAAGTATCAGCTATCTTCGACGACTTGGAGTACTTCCACGTTTCTAACGCGGCTCCTGATCAGGATCAGTACAACATGGGTATCGAAAGAGTTGGAACATTGGCAGGTAGATACCAAGTTTACCGTGACCCATACTTCCCACCTAACCAGGTGTTGATCGGTCACAAGGGAACTAGCTTGTTAGACACAGGTTACATCTACGCTCCATATGTACCTCTTCAGTTGACTCCAACTATGTACAATCCATTCAACTTTACTCCTATCAAGGGTATCATGACACGTTACGCTAAGAAAATGGTTAACAACCGTTTCTACGGACGTATCACAGTTGATGGTGTTAGAACATTTGACCTACAATCTTTGAGATAATAGTCATAAATGTTATGAGTAAGGGAGGAGAAATCCTCCCTTTTTTATTTAAAAGATATTTATTGTAATAATGTAAAGAAATGTCAAATTGCGTTTGTAGAAGAGTAAAAATAAAAAACTTGATGCCGTCAAGAAGTCTGGTAATAAATTACTCAAGATGTTCGGATGAATTTAGTGTTAGTAACTACCCTATACCTCCACTTACAACTCGTGAGATATGGTATGTGGTGGGTTCATTTAGTACTGCATCACCACCTTCATCATACGAATTTATTGACTTTACTTTATGGCCTGAGGGGTGTGAAGATCCAATCCCTGAGGTTGAAACATACTACATCTTATATGAAGATGGTGACATAATGACGACCCAAAATAATTTCGGGCTCGAATATCAATACTAATTAAAAATGGCAAACAAAAAAATATCCCAATTACCAAATTTTACAGGTTCTACACCTGGTGCATGGGTAGTAGTAAATAACGAAAGTCAGACTCAAACATTCAAAGCTCAAGTTGAAGATTTATTAGGAACTTCGGGTTCTTCAGGAACAAGTGGTTCTTCAGGGATAGGTTTCGATTGGAAAGGTGGATGGTTATCAGGGTCAACCTACTTTAAAAATGATACTGTATATTATGAATATACTTCATATATTGCCGAACAAAATATACCTGCTGGCCAACTCCCACCGCCAAGTAATTCAAATTGGTCAGTAATTGCCGAATCGGGATCTTCAGGAACAAGTGGAAGTAGTGGTACTTCAGGTTCTTCAGGAACTAGTGGTTCATCAGGGTCAAGTGGTTCATCGGGGACAAATGGAACGTCAGGTTCGAGTGGATCATCAGGAACCTCAGGTTCTAGTGGTTCTTCAGGTACTAGTGGGAGTTCTGGTTCAAGTGGATCATCAGGAACCTCAGGTTCTAGTGGTTCATCGGGTACTAATGGAACCTCGGGGTCTAGTGGTTCATCGGGAACATCTGGTTCAAGTGGTTCTTCAGGATCATCAGGTTCATCTGGTACTTCAGGGTCAAGTGGTTCTTCAGGAACAAATGGTACATCAGGATCCTCAGGAACCTCGGGAACTTCAGGTTCGAGCGGTTCATCTGGAACTTCAGGTTCGAGCGGTTCATCAGGAACATCTGGTTCGAGTGGTTCTTCCGGTTCTTCAGGAATTAACGGTACTTCAGGTTCATCAGGAACTTCAGGAACTTCAGGTTCGAGCGGTTCATCTGGAACTTCAGGTTCGAGTGGTTCATCAGGAACATCTGGTTCGAGTGGTTCTTCAGGTTCTTCAGGAATTAACGGTACTTCAGGTTCATCAGGAACTTCAGGAACTTCAGGTTCGAGCGGTTCATCTGGAACCTCAGGAACTTCAGGTTCAAGTGGTTCTTCGGGTACATCTGGTTCGAGTGGATCTTCAGGAACATCTGGTTCGAGTGGATCTTCAGGGTCATCAGGAACCTCAGGAACTTCAGGTTCTAGTGGTTCATCGGGAACATCTGGTTCTAGTGGTTCATCGGGAACATCAGGTTCTTCAGGAATTAACGGTACTTCAGGTTCATCAGGAACTTCAGGTTCGAGTGGTTCTTCTGGAACTTCAGGCTCATCAGGAACTTCAGGTTCGAGCGGTTCATCTGGAACTTCAGGTTCGAGTGGTTCTTCTGGAATCAATGGTACTTCAGGTTCATCAGGAACTTCAGGTTCGAGTGGTTCTTCGGGTTCATCAGGATCAAGTGGGTCATCAGGATCAAGTGGTACATCAGGATCTTCAGGTGTAAACGGAACTTCAGGTACTAGTGGATCTTCAGGTTCAAGTGGTTCTTCAGGAA